CTTCTGCTTGTTCCTTTGCCACATCATTAACTGTTTTCTCAGGTGTATCTGAGGACAGGCTGATCTTAGACAAGGCTTCGCCTAAAGCTGTGCGCCAATTCGTTGCCTCTCCCGCAGCTAATAGCGTGGGTTCGTCCCCGCTGAAATCAAACAGCTCTACCTTGTTCCACTTTTGTCCCGCTTGTATTACTACTGTAATAACGTGCGTTGTTGTATCCTCACTCATTTATTATTCCTATTCTGTGTAGTGTTTTGACCATACGTTCTACGTTCTTTATTGCCTCACCAATCTCACCGCGTTCCATTTGTTGCACGGCTACCTTCTGGAGTAACTCTACCTTAGCCACGAGGTATTCCATAGGAGGCTCACCCATACGTAAACTCTCCCTTTCCTTCTGTGAACAACTAGGGCAGCAATAGCTCATTACTCTCCCCCTTTCGGACAATCTGTGTACGGGTTCTCTTGTTCTTGGTTATCCTCACAGGTACAAAAACCAAACCGCTCTACCTGTATGGCGTGGGTTAGTTCTGCCAACTCTGACCAACTAATTGACTCCTCAAACCCTGTCCCGTCATCTCCATTTTCCTGACGATCCTCTACCCACTCTTTTAGATTACTCATTTACTCTCCCTCTCCTTCTGTTGGTAGTACGCGACCCTTAAAGTCGCTGCTGATTATCTTGATGTCGTCCTCATTGGGGAAAATTGCGTCCCAATCCCAACGACGGGGATCTCCGTCATAGGTATCTATCTCTAGTGTTACTAGCCATTTATCCTTCATAGTGCTGCCCTCTCTCTCACACAAGCGGGACACTCTACTGTTCCTGCTAGGTATGCCTCCAATACGCCCGCCTCCTCCGCCTCAGCGCAGCAATCGCACATCTCTTTCCAGCTCTCTTGCTTGCAGTAATCGCATTGATCTTTCATAGCCCCTCCTCCTCTAGTAGTTTATTGTGTTGCTCCTCCACACTCTCAGGTACTAGCTCGCTGACGATAAACTCATCACCCTTGAACCACTCATTGTGTATGCCGTACTCGCCTACATAAGTGCGTACTAGATACTCACCTAGCTGCCACTCGTATTTACTCTCTGTAATTTCCATACTCATTTAGTTATCTCCCTCTCCCTTATTTTTGAAATACCACTCTAACGCCGTCCATTGAGCGGTAGTAAGATCTATGTTTTCTATAACTTTGGCACATTGTTCAGTAGTCATTTACTTACCCTTTCCCTCTAGTGCCTTGTTAAATCCCTTTTGGTATGCCTGCTCACAGCTATAGCAATACTCAATCTCGCTTGCGTACTCTGTCTCATACCCGCAATTAGCACATCTCTTGTATTCGTATTGCATTACTTTCCCTCCTCCTCGTCTAATTTATCGCACTCTATTAGGGCTAGTGCTTCTCTCCCTAATACCCATACTTGAGGCTCACGCCCATAAGCTGTCCCGTAATTCATTACTTACCCTCTCCTTCTGTGCTAACCATTAGCAACAGACCACCACCCACCGCCCGACGCGGTGGGTGATAGTTCGCCTCCTAAAGTTTGACGCACTCTTGCATTGTTCCCCAACAATAACCGAGCCAATTTCCCCCCTCTCCTACATACCAAAGATGGGTACTCACCTCCCACGTAGCCCACAGCGCAAAGCTAAGCAGTATTAGGATCCCAATAGCTCGTACTCTCTTTCCTCGTTTTGTAATCATCACAGCACCTTCTTTCCTAAGTCTAAAAGCCCATTTACTAGTTCTAGGGCTTTATGGTCTAGCCCTCCCACGTGATAGTTGTACAGCTCTCCCATTTGTGGAGTTCCCTCCTCGTATCTTTTCCAATCGTAAATTGTGGCAACAACATCGCCCCACTTTACGCCCCACTCAATCGTGACTTTCTCACCCTCTCCGTATTCGATAGGCTTGCCGAATAGGGCGGTGAGGTCTGCCCTCGTAGTCTTAACCTCACCGATGAGGTGAGTTCCCGCGATGTCGTCGGTTCTTTTAATCATTAGTTAGCGTCCTCCTTTAGCTGTTTTGCGATTAGGTCAAAAGGGAGTGAGCCTTGCCCCTGCAATAGTTGAGCAATTAAAAGGCTAGCGATAGGGCTAACCTTGTCCTCTACTAGTTCGACGATTTGGGCGGTGAGGGTTTCGTATTCCTCGCGTAGTTTGTCTGATAGTTCTACCATTGACTCACTCTTTTTTGTGTCGTCCATTAGTTCGCTGTATGCCTCGTAATCGTTAAGCATTACAAGGAGGAAATCTTGCGCGAATTGTTCGGCGATAACCTTTCGGTTATGTCCGTCTAGCTGTACCTCGTCTAGTGTCTTAGTCATTTAGTTATTCTCCTTAGTTAAATTGGTGTAACACATAGGGCAAATGCCATTGATAGTTGAGTGATAGTTATCCATACATTTACTACAAGCTTGCATACAATCGCCTAAATGGATAGTTGTCGCCATTTGTTTATTCTCCTTAAGCTGTTATCGCTGTAATGATTGAGTTACTGTAGTTTTCTACAATAGGGGAAAGGTATGCAAGAGCTTGCGCCTTAGAGGTAAAGCCCTCCTCGCGTAGATAAATACGGCGTGAACCAAACTCTCTAAAAACTACGTAATCGCGTGAGGAAATCTTTTCAATTCCAAACGGATAGCCGAAAACGTAGTGTGTTTCCCATACATCATTGAGTGACTTTTTAAGCTGTAGTTCCATTGGTAATCCTTTCGATAAGTGGAAATCCCACAAGAGAAAAATAACACAGCCTCCCCCATTTAGCAACACTAAAAGGACACCAATTTGGGTCATAGCTTGACAGCTTTTTGGGGGTCTAATTGCCTAGTTTTTGGATCTAATACCCACACAAAACAGCAAGGCGGGAGGGTAGGGGCGAGGGTCTAAGTTACTAGGCGCGGAGCTTGAGTAACTAACGGCAGACAGAAAGACGGCGGGGATTAGTAGGTCATCGGGTCGGGCTGTGTCATCGGTTCATTGGGTAGCTTGTTCGTTAGAGCGGTTATTAAATTTGCGTTGGTCTAGTTGTTACGGGGGCGCAACCTCGCCAGAGGGGGAGCCGACCCTCGGACATCTCCTTACCGTACAGTACGGGGAAAGCAGACGGCACAGACGGCACAGACGGCGCGGTTACGAGCAGAAGACCCTACGGTGTTAAGTTTAGTGCGTGTGTAGTGTATGTACCCTTCTCAGATATATTTCCTAAAGTGAACCAGATCACTTACTAATGTCCTATTTTGTACCGATTTAATAGTGACGTTAGTCACATTATTAAAATACTTTATACCATAGGCAGGAAATGACTTTTTATTCCTGCCTTATATACAGTAGGGGCGGTAATTGTGATAGCCCCGTACAGTCTCGCTACGGTTACCCTACGCGAGTCCCTAGGACGAGCCCTGACTTACCCCTCGCTACGCTGTAGCTTGCTCGGGAGTTACCGTAACTAATGTCGTGCCAAGCACGACTTTTAATTGGGTGTAGTCTACCTATAACCCAATGAGATTGTAGGAGACACAATGGCTGAGAACTCAGCAGATATAGCAAAGCGAATCATCTTAGGATGTGTAGCTGAGGGTATGACCATTGAACAAGCCTGCCTATCGGCTGGCAAGTCTATGAAGACATACGAGTACTACCGACGTACTGACAAGATCTTTACAGACAAGATTGACCGAACCCGCCTAGGACTAAAGGACAAGCAGTTCGCCGCAGGCGATGTCCACGACATCTCATTTGCCGAGTTCCGCCAACGTTTCCTAAATTCCAAGACCTTCCCCCACCAGCAGAACCTGGTAGATATGATCGAAGGTAAGGAACCTTCCTGGCTACACCCTTCGATGAAGTATGAAAAGGGTCTGGCCAACAACCGCATTCTTATCAACATCCCTCCCAACCACGCCAAGTCCATTACAGTCACCGTAGATTATGTAACTTGGCAGGTTGCTCGCAACCCTAACTTTCGTGTGCTGATTGTCTCTCAGACTCAGCAACTAGCCGCCGACTTTCTCTACGCCATCAAGCAGCGTTTGACTCACCCAATGTATGAGAACCTTCAAAATGCTTATGCTGCTGGCGTAGGGTTTAACTCTAAGTCTGCCTCGTGGCAGGCTACCCGTATCACCTTTGGTGATGAGCTACGTGAGTCTAGCGAGAAGGACCCGAATATCGAAGCCGTTGGTATCGGTGGTCAGATCTACGGTAAACGTGCCGATATGATTATCGTAGACGATGCTGTAACTCTAAAAAACGCCAATGAGTTTGAACGCCAGATCAAGTGGTTGACACAGGACGTACGTTCTCGTCTCAACCCTACTGGTAAGTTGATTATCATTGGAACACGTGTGGCAGCCGTAGACCTCTACCGAGAGCTACGTAACCCAGACCGCTATCCAGGTGGCTTAGTTCCTTGGAAGTACCTAGCGATGCCAGCATTGCTGGAAACAGATGAAGACCCTGATAAGTGGGTTACCCTGTGGCCAGCATCCGATGCTCCATTTGATGGGCAAGAAGAATCAGATCTTAATGAGGACGGACTATACCCACGTTGGAATGGTCGTAACCTCTACAACGAACGTCAAGCGATGGACGCATCTACTTGGGCGCTGGTCTACCAGCAACAAGATATTTCAGATGATGCCATCTTTGACCCAGTATGTGTGCGAGGTTCTATTGATGGTATGCGTAAGGCAGGTCGCTTGGTTCCTGGTCACCCAGGTCATCCACGCGATGTCAATGGCTTTTCTTTTATTTGTGGTCTTGATCCCGCTATGGTTGGTGATACAGCCGCCGTTTGTTACGCTGTTGATAGGGTTACTCACAAACGCTATATCGTTGATGCTATTAAAATTACTAGGCCAACGCCTGCTCAGATCCGTCAGTTAATCTTTGACTGGACTTCTTTGTACAGTCCTAGCGAATGGATTGTAGAAAAAAACGCATTCCAGTCCTTCCTTACGCAAGATGAAGGCATCCGTGCCAATCTTGCGAGCCGAGGTGTGTTGCTACGAGAACATCATACTGGTAACAACAAGTGGGACTCAGGTTTCGGTGTTGCGTCTATGTCAACATTGTTTGGCACCAAGCAACACGACGGAAAGCACCACCGCGATAATTTAATTCATATGCCTAGTGACCAAACGGAAAACATTAAGGCAATGATTGAACAGTTAATTACCTGGTCACCTACAACTAAGGGCAAGACCGATATGGTAATGGCTCTGTGGTTCTGTGAGATCCGCGCACGTGAGATGCTCAATCAAGGCATCCACGCTACGCACCATATGAAAAATCCTTTCCTGTCTCGCTATGAACAGGGCAAGAGAACAGTCATTAACATTGATGAACTGCTCGCAGAACAAGAACGTACATTCATCTAAGGAGAAACATTGTTATCAACTAAAGAGGTTGTAGCGAAGGTATCCCGCCTTCAAACACGCTACGCCGCACGTGACCAGAGAATGCGTGACGTTCTCTCAGTGCGTCAAGGTGATATATCAAAAGTTTATCCAGCGATGTTCTCAGAGGAATATCCAAAGCCTCTTGTAGCTAACTTCGTAGATGTAGCAGCACGTGACTTAGCAGAGGTAATGGCACCGCTTCCATCCTTTAACTGCGCTGCAACCAATATGGTTTCAGACTCTGCACGTAAAGCCGCAGATACACGCACACGTATTGCTAACTACTACGTATCATCTTCTGAATTACAGATCCAAATGTACACAGGTGCTGACTGGTTCAATACCTACGGTATGTTGCCAGCGATGGTAGAGATGGACTATGAAACCAATAATCCGAGAATACGTCTGCTTAATCCTTTTGGTACTTATCCTGAAATTGATAGATTTGGTCGTACTCTTTCCATCACGCAAGTTATGTCAACGGATGCAGAGCAACTAGCTTCTCAGTACCCAGAATTCTATGACCAGATTATGCCACGTGATGCGTTCTCTCCAGGATCTCCTTATGTATCTTTAGTTCGCTACCACGATGCAGACCAAGACTTAATCTTTATTCCAGAGCGTAAGAACCTAGTTCTATCTAATACGCCTAACCCAGTAGGTAAATGCTTAGCACGTGTTGCTTTGCGTTCATCTATTGATGGCGAAGCACGTGGACAATTTGATGATGTTCTATCAGTTCAACTTGCTCGTGCTCGCTTTGCAGTATTGCAGATCCAAGCAGCAGAGAAATCCATCCAAGCACCTATTGCTATCCCACAGGATGTGCAAGAGCTTGCATTAGGTCCTGATGCGATTATGCGTTCTGCTAACCCACAAGGCATTCGCCGTGTTCCACTAGAACTTCCTAACGGAGTCTTTACTGAGTCTGGTGTTCTAGAGCGTGAACTACGTACAGGTGCTCGTTACCCAGAGACTCGTTCAGGTAACATTGACGCATCTATCGTTACAGGCCGTGGTGTGCAAGCACTACAAGCTGGATTTGATACACAGATTAAAGCAGCACAAGCACAGTTTGCTCGTTTGTTTACAGACCTTGTATCTCTCTGCTTTGAAGTAGATGAGAAGATCTTTGGTGATATGACCAAGGAAATCAAGGGAGTAGATGACGGTACTCCATTCAATATGAAGTACATTCCATCACGACAAATTGCAGGTAACTACGGTGTAGATGTTCGTTACGGCATTATGTCTGGTATGGATCCAAACCGTGCAATCATTGCACTACTACAAATGCGTTCAGACAAGCTCGTATCTCGTGACTATGTACGTCGTGAGATACCAATGGAGCTAAATGTAACGCAGGAGGAACAACGTGTTGATATCGAAGAAATGCGCGATTCTTTGCGCGTGGCTGTTGCTCAGTATGCTCAGGCCATTCCAGCGTTGGCAGCGCAAGGTCAAGACCCTAGTGAGATCATCTCGCGTATTGCAGAAGTTATCCAAGGTCGTCAAAAGGGTCTTCAGTTAGAAAACATTATCGGCAAAGCATTTGCACCTAAAGAACAACCAGCAGCTCCAGAAATGGCGATGATGCCAGGAGCACCAGGAACTCCAGCAGCAGGTGCGGCCCCCGTACCTGCCTCGCAGCCAACTCCAGAACAAGGCGGAGCGGCCCCTGCTGCTGGTCCAGAACAACGTCCAGATATAGCAACCCTGCTAGCTTCTATTAGCGGCGCAGCATAAACGAGGGAGGTGTAAATATGAACAAAGGATCACGTGCAGCAGCACCTATGTCAAAGCCTGTAGAAGGCAAGAAGGATACCTCAAAGCCAGCAGGCGGTAAGGTATTCTTTGGCTTAATGCCAGCAGGTCGTAAAGGATCAGCAGTAAAGAAGGGCTAAGCAAATTATATTTAACGGAGGTACTGGGCGTGGATGATAAAGATATTAAGGTTCCACGCTCAGTACACTTCGCTGATTTCTTAGTAGTCCTTGCAGGTTTAGTACATAACATTTCAAGTTCTATCCATACAGCGACAGAAGAGTTAATGGAAATAGCTGTCTACAACGCTAACCGTAACTCAGAGGTAAACAAAGTATGGGAACAATTTTCAAACGATTTAGAAAAGATTCAGGAGGATACCGATGGTAGATAGCCCATTACAAATTGGCGGTCCAGGAAAATTCTCCGTACGTGAAGATTTACCACCGTCACAAAACTACGGTGATCGTAAGGCAATGGCAGAAGATATTGCAGGTGCACCAACTACTGGTAAGCCAGATGCACGTCCAATCCCTGCTAGTGATATTAAAGAAGCAGCTAAGCCAACTCCAATTACACAAATGTTTGCACCAACTGAACGTCCAGGCGAGGACATTATGACTATCGCTGGTCCACCAAAGCCAGCAGAAGGTAAGTTGTCAGACACGCTTGCAGCGTTACTTCCATTCGACACAACTGGAGAAATTTCTGTTCTCTATCAGATGGCTTTATCTAGAGGTCAGTAGTGGGATCAACGTCCAATAATATTAAGGCTATATCTTCTCAGGCTGGATTGACTCCAGCACAGCAAGAGCAGATCAATGGCTACATCAAAGCTGTAGACTCGCATCAGAAGTTATCATCCCTTCCATCAGACGTTGCCAAGTTAGAGTACGCAAAACTAACTCCAGAGCAACAGAAATCTTTGAAGGATAACTTTGGTAACGTTGAGCAAAAGCGTGGATGGTTAGGTACAGCACTTCACTACACAGTTGAGCCACTGTTTACGGCAGTTGCAGCTCCTGTTAAGTTGGCATTCAAAGGCGTACAAGAACTTTCAGATTTAAGCACACGTGCCTATCGCACCGCTGCTATCGCACTTGACCAGAATGTAAACATTGGCAAGGCGTGGACAACAGCAAACGATAAGGGTGACAAAGTATTTAGCCCATCACGTATGGCTGCAGCAACAAAAATCTTTGGCTCAGGCTATATGTCTGTTGCACAAAAGGTTGCAGAGGGTATGACACTTGACCAGATTATTGCAACTGGTACCGAAGAAGAAAAGCAAATTGCAGCAGGTGCTGCACAGAAGAAAGATCCACTCTTTCAAGATGCGCTAGATGCAGCCAACGCTGCTAAGTATTCTCCAGGTCGTGCTCTTGCTAACGCTATCCTTCCTCAGAAGTGGGAAGGCTCAGGTGCAGCCTATAGAGCCATTTCAGGTTTAGGTGATGCAGCGTTTCGTATCTTTGCAGATCCAACACTTGCATTAGGTAAAGCCAAGAAAGCATACGATGTTTCTAAGTACGCACTTGATAACATTGTTGGCGATGCTGGCAATGTTGAAAAGGCATTCCAAGTAGCAAGCGTACAGCGATTTGATACAGACTTTGTTGGAGCATTGAAGAAGTATTCAGTAGCTCGCAAAGCAATCAAAGAAGGTGCGGCAGATCCACAGGCTTTAGTAGAGGCATCTATTCAACTCAAGCGTATTGCGCCAGAGTTTGGTGATGATGTCATTGAGTCTATGCTCAAAGAAGGCGTAGTCGAAGCTGGCACTATGAAAAACTTTCTTGCCAATAGCGAAGACGCATTGCGTACTCTTAAAGGTCAAGCAGGTCGTCAGGTGCAGTTGCTTCCACGTATGGACCTAGCACGTAGAACTCGTATTGCAGCGTTGACTACTGGTAACAAGGTGCTTCGCTTTGACCAAGCAGGCAAGCGTATTAGCCGTGAGGTATTTACTGACCAGACAACTATTGGTGGCATTGAAGCCCAGTTGATGTCTAAGACTAAGTTTATTGATAACCGCACAGGTGAAGCAGCAACTGCTAACACACCAAAAGAATTCTTAGAGCAGGTCGAAACCAATGTCATTGGTGAGATTGAGCGTAAGACTGCAAAACTACGTGCAGATGGTGCATTCCGTATGCCATTGGATTATGTCCAAGATCGCATTGACCGCTTTGCATCTAAGTTTGCAAAGGTTCCATTCTTCCGTGATAACTTCTTTGACCCTAACGCAGTAGATTCTGCTGAGAAGGTCTACCAGTTGGCACGTCTTGCTAATACTCGTTACAACTCACGTCTGTTTGCAGAAGCATTCAAGGCTGGAGATGAAGCACAGAAGCGTCAGATTATGATGGGTGTCTTCAATACAGTAGCTGAGATCCGTGGACTTAACAAGGTTCCTGGCGGTAAGAACATCCTAGACGATTTGGCTAACTCATCACGTGAGCAACTTTTTGCTCCAAGAATCCTAGTTCGTGATGCTAAAGGTAAGCCAGTTCTTAACGACGATGGTACCTACCGCTACTTTGAACCATCTAACTTTAACGACCAGCAGTTTGCTATCTTTGACTTCCAGTTAGCAGAAGGTATGAGCGTTCCTAAGATTACAGATCTTGATGGAGTCGTTGACCGCTTCCAAGTTGGAAGTAAGATTATGAACTGGTCACACTCTCAGTGGGCTGAGAATCTAACATCTGCTTGGTCATTCTTGACTCTTGCTGGTCCTCGCTTTGCTGTACGTAACTCTATCGAAGATCTAATGGTTCACCTTGCAGTAGGCGATGGCGCTTGGGGATTGGTTGCAAGTAAGCGACTATCTACAAAGCTACGCCTTGGTCAAGGTGGCGAGACTCTAGGTGTTATCAACAAGCTCATCAAGCGTTCAGACCGTGAACTCTATGCTGGCAAGATTGCTGCTGCTAAGACGGTACAAGATGCTCGCAAGGTTATGGCAGATGCTGTAATGACTGACAAGTACCTTGGCAAGTTAGATCCACAAGCACGTGAGATTATTGCTGAGATGGCAGAGTTTGGTGCTATTGACGAACTACTTGCAGGCGTTGCAGAAGGTGGCAAGAAGGGCATTACTGGTGCTGACCACTGGACAGATGCGCTTCGCACTGTAGACAAGTACGGCACATCTCGTGAGTACAAGATTGATGGCGTTACATACGCCAAGCAAAGCGGTGGAAACTACCGTGAGTATTCTCCAATTACAGCAGAAGGCAAGATTGCTTGGGTAACATCTATTGCTGCAATCGGTAATGACCCATTGGGTTCTATCGCTCTTCGTTATATGTCAGATAGTCCAGAGTCTAAAGAGTTTGCTATCAGACAAATCATAAAGTTTATTGATTCTCCAGAGTATGCAAAGCAAAAGGCTCGTTTCCAGCTATACCGTCCTGGTAATAATGCTGATGTACGAGTACACGCAGAAAACGTATATGCTGCAACTCGTAACCTATTTGTTAATAGCCAAAATAAAGTCAATCAAGCATTACTTGCAAAGGTCACGATTCGTACACCAGAAGGTGGAATCAAGATCAATACTCGTGATTTAGGTATTGATGACTTGCCATCATTGGCAGAAGATGCTCCGCAGTTTATCTCTGGTCCAAGCATTATGCCTATTGCAGACGGTAATCCTGCTGGCAAGATCGTAGGAAAGCACTGGAACTGGGTTGGCGAGATGAATGCTCGCTGGTCACGTGAACCAATGGTGCTCTCTGCTGCCGTAGATATGCGTAAACGTTGGAAAGCAGGCGGTTTAGAAGAGCGTTATCTCAAGATGATGACTGATCCTATTCGTAATAACGCCAAACTAAGCGTTGATGAGAAGGCAGTTCTTATCAAGGACGCTGAGATTAAAGCCAAAGTCAAGATTATCGAAATGACACAGGACCTTGCCAAAGAGCGAGTGCTTGCATACGTAGATAATCCAGAGGTTCGTACCCAGTTAGCATTCACAATGCGTAACTTTGCTCGCTACTATCGTGCAACTGAAGACTTTTATCGCCGTGCATTGCGTGGTGTTCGCTATAACCCAGAGTCAATCGCACGTTTATCGCTAACTTACGAAGGCGTATCCCACTCTGGCTTCATCCAGAAGGACGATCAGGGCGAGGCTTACTTCATCTACCCAGGAATGCAGCCAGTTTACGCAGCAATGTCTAAACTCGCTACAGTATTTGGCATTAAGGGTGCATTCGTTGCACCTATGCCAGTGGAGTTTGGTGCAAAACTCAATATGATTTCACCATCTATGAATCCAGACTCGTTGTTCCCAACATTCTCTGGTCCATTGGCAGCATTGCCAGTCAAGATGATGTACGAGTTGGTTCCATCGCTAAAAGAATCAGAGAAGTATCTCTTTGGTGAGTATGGTGAAGACCAACCAATCATTAACGCTATCCTTCCAGCCCACATTAACCGTGCATTGGGTGCATTAAACAAGGATGAGCGTGATTCACAGTACGCATCAGCTTTCCGCAAGGCAGTTACCTATCTAGAGGCTACTGGTCACGGGTTAAAGATTACAAAAGATGCCAATGGTAATGAAGTTCCACCATCACCTGGCGATCTAGAGGAATATCAGGACCGATTGAAAGCAACAACCCAGACAGTATTGGGTATGCGCTTCTTTAGTGCCTTGATTTTGCCAGCATCACCATCAGTTCAGCTCAAGTCTGAGATGGCTGGATGGGTTCGTGACAACGAACGTACAAGTTTCAAGCAGGTATTCTCTAACCTAGTTACTGAGTACAACGGTGATTACACCCGCGCTACTGAGGAATGGATCAAACTGTTCCCTAAGCAAATGCCATACACAGTATCTGAATCTAAGAAGAGCACAGTTGCTGTTATCAAGTACGGCGAAGCAGCAGGTAACTGGGTAGATAACAATACAGAATTGCTCAAGAAGTACCCAGAAGCTGCAGCATTCTTGATTCCAAACATTGGTAAGTTCAGCTATGACGCTTACAAAACAATGATAAATGAAGGCTTCCTTAACAAGAAGCAGGTCGGTGACTTCCTACGTGAGACACAGATTGCTACTGACAAGCAGTATTACTTCCAGCAACGTAAGGATTACCTTGCTGCATTGGAAGCTACAGCATCAGTAGACCAGAAGCGGATGATTAACCAAAAATGGGATAACTGGTCTGGTCAGTTTATGGCAGTTCGTCCACAGCTACAGACAGAGTTTGCATCAGGTGGAGCATCAGATGTTCGTCGTGAGATTGCTCTGAAAGATCTACGCAATATGCTGACTGTTGAAAAGAACCTTCCTAAGACTAAGACAGTAGCAGTTCTTCGTCAGATGCTTCAGGCTTATGACAACTTCAGCGCACAGTTCTCATCAATTACAGATAGAACAGATGCAGCACAGGATCGTAAAGATGCTTTGCAAGCAGGTGCTAAGGCTCAGTTGCAAGAACTAGCCAACAGCAATCCAAATACTAAATCAGCTTATGATGTTTTGTTTGCATCATTGATCGGAGACTAAAGTGCCAGTAGGCGGAACACCTAAAAGAAAGCAGCAACCTGCTGCTGGAACAGCAGATGCAACCACATCTGGTGGCTGGAATAGTGGTGGTATCGGTGATATCACATACATCACTTCAAGTATCCCTACTGCAGCAAACCCAAACAATGTAGAAAAGACTACTCAGAAAGAACTTATCCGTAAGTTCCTAGAGATGAGTCCACAAGAGCGCATTGGTATTGGCAACCGTCTCAAGAGTGCTGGGTATCAAGTAGGTGGATTAACTGGTCAGGCTACTAAGGATCTTCGTAACGCTTATCTCAAGGCTTATGACGACCTTAATCAAGAGATCCTGATTGGTCAGCAACTAGATCTCAATACCTTCCTTACTCGTGAAGCAAGTGCGGGTACTGGAGCAGGCGGTCCACGTCAGCCTTATACACAGGCACAAGAGATTAACGATATGGCTGCTAAGGCTTTGATTAACACAATCATTAGAGGCCAAAATAGCCGTGATGCTACTGACGAAGAAATTGCCAAGTACACAGCAGAGATTCGTGCTCAACAGAAGAAGAACCCACTGGTTACTGCATACACAACCAAGGGTGGGCAAACTACTGGATCAAGAACTACTGGTGGTTTTGGTGAACAAGAAGCACAGCAATTTTTACTAGACAAGATTTCACAAGGTGATGAGGCTAAAGCCAATCGCGCCTTGGACGCATACTCAGCAGTAGTAGGACTATTTGGAGGACTTCGTTAATGGCAAATCGCCCAGATAATACGTACGTCTCCCAAGTATTTAACTTTGGTGTAGATAAGAACCTACCTCTTGGATTCGTCAATGTTGTATATAGCAAGGAAACTGGTGCTCCAGTTGGCTATGAAAAGGGTGGCAAGTTCTATAGCCTAGGCGAGAAGATTCCTGAGAAGGTTACAGAACCACAAAAGCGCAAGACTTACTCTGGTTCTATTGAAGAGCGTGTTACTGCTATTGAACGCGAAGCAGCAGAAGCTAGAGCAGCAAAGGCGGATGCTCAGGCTAGAGCTGGTACTTCTGAAGAGCAACGGGCAAGAGCTGCACAAGGTGATGTTCTAGATAACTACGCTACTTCACTCAAGCCACGCCTTGGTGAACTTGGATTCCAGGTTGAGGCATATGCTCGTAAGATTGCACGTGGAGACAAGTTATCTCCTATTGAGGAAAAAGAATTAAAGCGCGTTAGCGATGAGTATGCCAAGTTAAACAAGGCTTACAATGAAGCACGTTCTGATGCACTAGGGTTTTACTATGGAACTCAAACAGAACCTGTAACACAGACTGGCAAGAAGACAACTCTTGCATCTGCAAGTACTGCTCAGGCACAAGCGGCAGGACCTACTGGTACTCCAGCACAGGCACCTACACTTGCACCTGCTCCAGCACCTAAGCCAAAGCCATCTACTGGTGGTACAACTGGCGGAACTACGGGTGGTACAACTGGTGGCATTACGCCAACTACAGGTACAGGTAAAGCCGTTCCATCTACATTTAACGTAGGTTCATTCCGTGCTGCAGATGAGGCATCTATGGCTGCTGCTGAGGGACTGACACCAGATACTGTATTAAAGACTTACGATGAAGCACTTGCTAATGTTCAGGAAAAGTACAACCTTCCAGACATCTTGTTTAGTAACGTAAAGTCTCTTGGAACTTTATTGGATCGTTACGTCAATGCTAAAAAGTATGGTAAAGATGGTATTACTGATATACAAAAGTTTGTTGATTTAGTCAAGACAGATCCTTGGTATCGTCAGAACTCTGGTGAAATCAAGGCTCGTTACCTACAGAAGTTTAACTATGACGATCTAGTTAAGTCTGGTCAAGCTAAAGGAACTACTGATTATGAGCAGAAGATTGCCCAGATCACTAATAACCTTATTAAGAAAGCTCGTGAAATAGGTTCTGTTGTTGATGAGGGTCAAGCAAAGTTAATTGCCGAGGACTTATACATCCATAACCAAGACGCAGATGACTCTGTAGTAACACGTCGTCTTGTTAGTGGTATCCGTCCTGTTGCTGGAATGATTGCTGGAAGAATTACAGAAGATTACAGTGGTCTTGCTCTTAAGAACTACCAAGGACTTCAGGCTATTGCTAAGGCCAATGGTTTTAGAATTGAAGATATTCTTCCGCGTGGTGCTGATGGAAAGCCAGCAACAGCTCAGGAAACACTACAACGCCTAACACTAGGCGAGATAGATCCAACTCGTTTAGAACAAGATGTTCGCAAACTTGCAGCAGTGGGACAACCACAGTTTGTACGCGACCTATTGGGTCAAGGTATCAACCTAGATACTATCTATGCTCCATACAAAAAGACTATGGCTAGAATCCTAGAACTAGATGAAGGTCAGATTGATTTAACTGATCCAACATTACGTATGGGTATCAACGATAAGGGTGACGTTAACCTCTATGATTACTCTAAAGCACTACGTCAAGACTCTCGCTGGCAGTACACAGGTAATGCTCGTGAAGAAGTCTCAGATGCTGCACTCACAGTTCTTCGTAACTTCGGATTCCAGGGGTAAATAAATGGCACGTGATCCACAAGGCGGTTCATCCAACCTACCAGTCGTAGATGAGCAAACAAAAATTGCTGGTATGCGAGCATCAACAGCAGCCGCAAAAACAGCAGCAGAGCAAATGGCAGAAGATATTTACTACACAAAAATAGTTTCAGGTGGTAAGACTCAAGCCCAGATTGATGCGCTAAAGAATGCTCGTACAACAGCAGCAACTATTCGTGACGAGTCTACAACTATGTCAGCACGTGTAGACCCAGCAACTGGTATGGTAATTACAACGCCAAAGGGAACAGTAACCCCAGTTACTCCAGTTGCACCCGTTGTTCCAACACCAATAGTAACGCCACAAGGAACAATATACACAGCAACTGATGGTACAAGATTTACAGACCAAGCAGCTTATGCCACATATCAAGCATCTCTTAATAAAGCGGCAACAGATAAGGCAGCAGCGGATTTAGCTGCTAAAACAAAACTAGCGGGAGAAACAGCAGCCCGTCAGTCTGCTTATGATCTTCTTTACTCAGAGTTTGACCGTTATGGTCTTGGTTCTCTAGTAACCCCACTAAAGGATTTAATCACATCAGGTGTATCACCTTCAGAGTTTACTCTTCGACTACGTGAGACAGATGCCTATAAGAAGCGCTTTGCGGCTAACGAGGCACGTATCAAAAAAGGACTTCGCGCTTTATCAGAGTCTGAGTACATCCGTAACGAAGATGCCTACCAAGAGGTAATGCGTCGTCGTGGATTACCACCTGAGTATTATGCAACAGGTGACCTTGGAGTACAAAAAGGATTTGAGGCACTACTTGCTGGAGATGTATCTTCTACCGAACTAGAAGATCGCATTGTTACAGCACAGGATCGCGTGATTAACGCTAACCCAGAGATTGCTGCACAACTCAAGCAATTCTATCCAGGTATTTCCA